GACCTACCCCACACTGAACCAAGGCGGCACGGGCACGCTGACCGTCACAGGCTCCAACAAGTTCGCAGGACTGACCAATACAGCCATTGGACGCATCCAGTTCACAGGAGGCACGACCAACGAGTTCACCAGCTTCACAATCAGTGGCGCATTGGGAAACCTGTTGCAGCTTGGCTCGACCAACACGACTCAGGCGATTCTGAAGAAGCCGACAGCGTGGAACATGGGTGTGTTGTCAATGGATATGGGCAACAACACGGGCCTTAGTTTTCTGTCCAATGACGGCACGATGGAGTATTTGTCCGTTAGCTACATCAATGGTCAGGTGTCCGCTGCTTCTGCTTCTGATATTTACTACGGTTCTACTAACGTCACTCAACTGTACTATGGAAGTTCTGCTGTAACTGCTGTGTACTACGGCTCAACTCAGGTGTTTTAATAAAGGTAAATATGACACGCCCTGTTTCTATCGGTATGAATCTTGTAGCAGCTACTCCCACTGCAATTTATACAATCCCTACTGGATATTTTGCCAAGTGGAACTTAATGTACTTGTTTAACAACACAGGTTCTACTAAAACTATCTCTGTGTATTGGAGAGATTCTAGTGCTTCTGCGGACATCTATGTCATGGACAGTGGTGTTAGCTCTAAAAACTATGTTCGCATGGATGGCGGAGCTTATGTGGTCATGGAAGAAGGTGATACAGTCGTTATGACAAGTGAATCTGGAAGTTCTTTCAGCACTATTTGTACCTTTGAGTTATTCAAGAAAGAAGGAATCTAATTATGGCTTTGCCTACTTACCTAGAATTGGTCAATGATATTCTCGTTCGTATGCGTGAACCTGAAGTATCTACTGTGCAGGAAAACGTACTCTCTAAGCTTGTTGGTAAGTTGGTCAATGACGCCAAGAGACAAGTAGAAGATGCTTACTCGTGGAACGCTTTGACAGACACCTTGATTATTGATACTTTACCTGACACCTATGGCTATGTGCTGACAGGTTCAGGTACTCGCTTCAAAGTCATTGATGCTCAAGACATCACAAACAAGTATCCTTTGGTAGCTATCAGTACTACACGCATGTCGCAGTATCTGCTGAATGACACTCGTGCAGCTAAACCAATGTACTATAACTTTAACGGTGTACATAGCACAGGTGATACCAAGGTAGACTTCTATCCTGTGCCTGACGCTAACTTGACATTGTACTTTAACTTGTACATCCCTCAGAACGACCTGACAGCAGACACAGATACTTTGTTGTCTCCTAAAGAACCTGTTATCCTTGGTGCTTTTGCACGGGCTTTGGTTGAACGGGGTGAAGATGGTGGTTTGAATAGCTCTGAAGCCTATGGCTTGTACAAGTCTTCGTTGGCTGATGCTATCGCTATTGAGAGTTCTCGCTATGTAGAGGAAGATGTCTGGGAGGCCGTATGAGCCAGCAGATTCAGACTTTCTCTATTACTGCTCCAGGCTTCATGGGATTGAATACGCAGGATAGCTCACTAGACTTATCCTCCGGTTTTGCCTTGGTAGCTAATAACTGTGTCATTGACCAGTATGGCCGTGTAGGTGCTCGTAAAGGCTGGACACCTCAGCACACTACTTTAGCAGCTCTTGGTAGCGCTGACGTAGAAGCTATCGGGCAAGTAGTTACCGATGCAGGAGCTGAGTACACAGTAGTAGCGGGCAACAATAAACTGTTTAAACTTACAGGTAGTACTCTTTCTGAGCTGACATACGGGGGTGGAGGTATATCTCCGACGATCACAGACAGTAACTGGCAGATTGCTGTGTTAAACGAATGTTTGTATCTGTTCCAATCAGGACATGATCCATTGGTGTTTGATCCTGCTGTAAGTACTACAACGTACCGTCGAGTGTCTGAGAAGACAGGGTACACAGGAACAGTGCCTAGTGGTAACATCGTTATGTCTGCTTATGGACGCTTATGGGTAGCTGATTTAGCTACTGAGAAAGCAGTTATCTACTGGTCTGACATCCTTTCTGGACATAAGTGGGCTAACGGTTCTACCGGCTCTATTGACGTATCTTCTGTATGGCCTAACGGTGCGGATAACATCACAGGTCTTGCTTCACACAACGGTTATCTGTTCATCTTCGGTAAGAACAATATCTTGGTGTACTCAGGTGCTCAGGATGTACTCTCTGCTGGAGTGTTTAAGATTTCAGACGCTATCACAGGTATTGGCTGTATCGCTAGGGATACTATCCAGAACACAGGCTCAGATGTTATCTTCTTGTCTGATACAGGTGTTCGTAGTGTCTTACGAACCATTCAAGAAAAGTCAGCACCTTTCAGGGATTTGTCTAAGAACGTACGTAATGATCTGATGAGTGCAGTTGCTGGTGAAGTAGCTTCTACCATCAAGTCTGTTTACAGTCCTTTTGATTCATTCTACCTATTGACTCTGCCCGTTCTCAAGACTGTGTACTGCTTTGACATGAAAGCTACTTTGCAGGACGGAGCTAGTCGAGTAACTATGTGGGACAGCATGGAGCCTAAGAGCTTCTGCTACATGCGAGACAAGAGCCTGCTGATCGGTAAGGCTGGTTACATTGGTAAATATACTTCTTACTTGGACAATGAAAGTAGTTACCGCTTTCAATACTTTACCAACCATACGGACTTAGGTGCTCCTTCAGTTACTTCGGTATTGAAGAAACTTTCAGTGGTTGTTATTGGAGGTTCCAACCAATATGTGACAATAAAGTGGGGGTATGACTTCACAGGTAATTATTATGCTCAAAACGTAAATATTCCTGCTCAAGGGGTTGCATATTTCGGAATAAACGAGTATAATACTTCTGAAGCTATTTACTCTAACGGTACAGCATTACAGACTTTAGTTGCATATCCTACAGGAGCAGGTAAAGTTATTCAGACTGGCTACGAAGCAGACATTAACGGTGCAGCTTTGAGTATCCAGAAGATTGAGATTCAGGCTAAGAATGGTAAGATTGTTTAAGGAATAATCGTGAGCGAATACGTAAAATCAACTAACTTTACCAGTAAAGATTCACTGGCTATTGGTAATCCTTTAAAGATTATCAAAGGTGCTGAGTTTGATACTGAATTTAACAACATTGCCACAGCAGTTGCTACCAAGGCTGACTTGGCTAGTCCTGCTTTGACAGGAACCCCTACAGCTCCCACTCCTTCTTTATCCATAGGAGGAACCGCCATTGCTACTGTAGCTGCTGTTCAAGCGTTGTACCCTGTCGGTTCTATTTATATCAACGCAGGCGTGACGACTAACCCCGCTACATTGTTAGGCTTCGGTACTTGGGTGGCTTTTGGTGCGGGTCGAGTCATGGTTGGCTTGAATGGCAGTGATACTTTGTTTGACGCTTTGGAGGAGACTGGCGGTAGCAAAGATGCTATTGTTGTCAGCCACACACACACGGCTACCTCGACAGTCACTGACCCAGGACACTCCCATTCTGTTAATACTTACACGGGAGGTAATGGAAGCCGTGTAGCAAACACGGGTGCAGACACAGGGCCTTATATTATCGGTACAGGCACTAATACAGCAACCACAGGTATCACCGTAGCTACGACAAACACAAGCACAGGCTCCAGCGGAACTAACGCGAACCTTCAACCATACATCACAGTAGCGATGTGGAAGCGGACTGCTTAACTATGAAGACACCTGTAATAAACTCAACTGATTACACAGTCTATCTTGAATACACATTCAATATGACATTTGTTCATTGTGATTGTTATAGGTGGTCTAAATCGGTTAAGCAACAATTGAAAGCAGATTTTGATAAGCTGGTAGAGATACACAGAAGCCCAATCTTTGCTATCCATGAACTTAATGACAACAAACACTTAAAGTTTATAGACATGATGGATTTTAAATACCACAGTGACTTCGTAGGCGCTGACGGACAAACAAGACAACTATTTGTGAGGATTAAATAATGGGTATCGAAGCTGCTCTCATTGGTGGAGGCTTAGGCCTCTTAGGTTCTTCTATGCAGGCTGACGCAGCTCAAGGCGCTGCTGACGCTAATGTAGAAGCTGCTCGTATTGCTGCTGAAGCTCAGAAGTTCCGCCCCGTAGGCGTGACTACCCGCTTCGGTACTTCTCAGTTTACCACAGACGCTAACGGTAACGTTATCGGTGCAGGCTACAACGTAGCTCCTGACATCGCTGCTATGCGTGATCGTCTGTTCTCTCAAGCTGGTGGTCAAGGCTTCCAGACTGCTGAACAGGCTCAAGCTGCTCAACAAGGCTTATTTAACCTAGGTAATCAGTATCTTGCTCAGTCTCCTGAAGCCGCTGCACAGCAGTGGATGCAGTCTCAGCAGGCTCTCTTGGCTCCTAGCCGACAACAAGCTCAAGCAGGTCTCACACAGAATCTGTTCAACACAGGCCGTGGTGGTGTTGCTGTCTCTCAAGGCGGTATGATGGGCGCTGCTAACCCTGAACAACAAGCTCTTTTGAATGCTCAAGCGCTACAGGACTTGAATCTGGCTTCTCAGGCACAGCAGCAAGGACGTGCTCAGACTCAGTTCGGTGCAGGCCTCTTCGGTACAGGTATTGATCTGGCTACTGCTGGTTATAATCCTCTGAAGACTCAGTTTGGCTTAGGTCAGACAATGGAATCTGCTGGTCAAGGTGCTCTGGACTTAGGTTTGAACATCGGTGGTCGTACTACTCAAGGTGCTGCTAACGCTGCTGATACTATCTATCGTGCTCAGACTGCTGCCAACAACATGAACGCTACTAGCCCCTTTGGTGCTTTCTTGACCGGAGCTGCTGGAAATAAACAACTGATGCAAGGTATTGGTAACTGGATGGGTGGAAGCTCCTCTGGTACTTTCCAAGCTGATCCTTCTGCATACGCCTTTGGCACACAATACTGGGAGTAAACATGGCTGAAGTTATGAATAGTTTATTCGGAGTTACTCCAGAATCTTTGGTAGCTCAACGTGAAGCTGCATTGGCTCAACAGGCTACAAACTTTGCACAGTTGAGTCCTATGCAGGCTGCTCAGGCAGGCTTCTACACAGCAGGTAATCGCTTGGCAGGTGTTGCTGGTGGTTTGCTTGGTGCTCAAGACCCTGAAATGATGCGTATCCAGCAACGTCAAAGTATGTTGCAGAACTTAGACTTGAGCAATCCTGAGTCGTTGAAGCAAGGTATTCAGACTGCTATGCAGAACAAGGACTATCAGTTGGTGAGCGAGCTGACTAATCGCTATCAACAGTCCGCTAAAGCAGCTTTGGAAGCACGTAAGACTGAATCTGAGATTACCAAGAATATGCGTGAACGTGCTGCTGCTGATCCTGTGCAGCAGTTGATTCGTACAGGTAAGTACACTACAGATTCTGTGGCTGCTTACGAAAAGTCTGGTAATATTGCTGATCTGGAACCTATTGATAAAGGCGATCCTACTGTATTGAGCGAAACAGCAGACGGTGTATTCCTAATCAACAAGCAAACAGGAGCTAAGATTGCTCGTGTAGGTAGTGCTCCTCAACGAGGCACTAAAGTTGATGTGATGGTTAAGCAAGACGAAGCAGTTACAAAGTCTAACGTGGATGCTTTTGGTAAGCTTCGTGATACAGGCATCCAAGCAGGACAGACATTAGAAGCAGTCAAGACAATTAAGCCTCTGATTGACCAATCCTTTGCTGGTTTTGGTGCAGACGCTAAATTGACTGCCGGTCAACTGGCTGAGACTTTTGGTGTACCTATTAAAGGAACATCCGAGACAGAACAACTTCGTTCTTTGCAGAATAACTTGAAGATTGGTAACTCTACCGTCCTTAAAGGTTCCCTGTCTGATAAAGATATGGCTATCTTGGGTGAAGCTATCGGTCAAGGAACAGTTACTAAAGCAGGTTTGAAGGGTATCCTGACAAACATTGAAAAGGATGCTTTGATTAACCAACGTCAGTATCAGAAAGCTAATGAGTTCCAACAGCAAGGTAAACTGTCTCAGTATGATTTTGTTAAAGGTTCAGAAGAAGCTCGATCTGAAGTTAGTACAAAGATGAAACGATTAGCTGAACTGGAACGTAAAGCAGGGGGTCAATAATGGCTTTAACACAAGCAGAACAACAAGAGTTAGATGCTCTTCGACAAGAGATGGGCTATGGCCCTCTTGGAGAGCCTTTAGCAGGGACAGTTACTCCTACTTTTAGTCCTGAACAGACTCGTAAGACAGCCCTTGAAGTAGGAGCTGAGACTTTACCAATGCTCGGTTCTATTGGGGCTACTCTTATCCCTGGCGTTGGTCAGTTGAGTCTTCCTGCACGAATGGCTTTGTCAGGTACAGGAGCTGCTCTAGGAACAGCAGGTAAACAAGCTATTGAGACTTTTGGTCTTAATAAACCTGTGGACGCTGCTCGTATGGCTTTAGAGTACCCAAAAGAATTCCTGCTTGGCGCAGGCGCTGAAGGTGTCGGTCAGATGATCGGTAAGGGTCTCTCTAAAGGAGCAACAGCTTTTAGGGAATCTCCTCTAGGTACTCGCTTGTTTGGGCCTGCTATCTCTCAAGCGGATGAACTTGCAGCTAGACAAGAGGTTCAGCGCCTCTTGCAACGTCAAGGAACTACTTTGGGTATCCAAGAAGCTGCTCCTGAATCTACACTGTTTAAGATTACAGAGCGTGTTTCTCGTATTGGTCCGACAAAGGCTGCTTCAGTTAAAGACATTGAGATGAAGAACGCTTTGTCTAATGAAGTGTCTGCTCTTGCTGATGATCTGACTAATACTGTTCTCTCTCGTGAAGAGATTGGTCAAGGTTTGGTAACAGCTCAAAAACAAGGACGTTCTACTTTATATACTGATTATGGTGATCGTCTTGGTGAATTGATGGACAAAGAAGGCGCTACGCCTGTGTCCATGTCTTCTATCAATAATATTGGAGCTGCTGCTATTAAGCAAGCACAAGAAAAGTTGACAGCGGGTGCTTCGGCTTCTAGTCTTATGGGGACTAGCGGGTATAGAGAGGCTCAGGATTTGTTAGCTATTAAACCAAATCTTACCTTTAAACAAGCAAACGAAGTTCGTTCTACTTTGTTAGAAAAACAGAGAGAACTTGAAAAAGGCACTGTTGGTTACAAAATTGTCAACAAAGCTGTAAGTGAGATTAACACTGCTATGGATGCGGCGGCTGAGGCTGCTTCTCCTACTTTGAAAGATAGTTATAAGGCTCTAACAGGAGGTTATAAACAAGCCATTACTGAGCTTGATCCTAAACTGTTGGCGACCGCTGCAAATAAATATCCTGAGAAGATTGCTGATAACATCATCAGTGCTGGTAATGTTTCTTCTTGGAAGGAAACACAGATGATGTTAAACCGTGCTAAGTCATTAGGCGTAGATACTTCAGGTCTTGCGGAAAACATTCAACGTGCTTATCTTGAGAAGACATTTGCTGATGGTGGCTTGACCAACATTGGTAATAAGCTTAAAGACAAAGCAACTGCTGAACAGTTTAAAGCAATCCTTCCAGAAGCTGTGCAGAACCGAGCTAAAGTAATCGCTAAAGCCGGAGAGATGTTGAGTCAACGAGGTAAGTCTATTGACTTGGCTACTGCTGCTACTTTGTCTAGTGTGTTAGGTGCTTCTGCTGGTAATGTCTATTCCGGTGACTCTATGGGTGCTGGCTATGGGGCTGTCGCTGGATTGGCTAGTTTGGTAGTTGCTCCAAAGATTGCAGCTAAGATTGCATACTCTAGTGCCGCTACTAATAAACTGCTACAAGCTTCTACCGCAGCGAGTAAGGGCAACACTTCAGCGGCTTTGTTGAAGCTTGGAGAGATGTATAGAGAAATTAAAGTAACTCCAGAACAGTTGACACAGATGCAGACAGGCCCTTCTCAGCCAGTTCAATTAACCCCACAAGAGCAGCAAGAACTTGATGCTTTAAGGAAAGAACTTGGAGGCTTCTAATGACATTCTCATTCGGAACACGAAGCAAGGAACGTCTAAGTGGAGTACATCCTGACCTAGTGAAAGTGCTAGAGGAGGCTATCAAAGAGTCTCCTTTGGACTTCTCCATCACTGAAGGCTTACGCACCAGAGAGCGCCAGAAGGAACTCTTTGATGCAGGCAAGTCTCAGACCATGAATAGCAGGCATCTGACAGGTAAAGCTGTGGATATTGCTGTTCTGGTTGATGGTAAGGTTACATGGGATTTCAAGTATTACCAAGGAGTGGCAGACCATATCAAGAAGATTGCTAAAGACATGAAGATTGATCTGGTTTGGGGCGGTGATTGGCAGTCCTTTAAAGATGGCCCTCATTTTGAGCTACATAGGAGTAAATACATATGATTGAACTACTGTTACCCTTTGCAGGCAAGATTCTTGATAAGTTCTTTCCTGATCCTGTTCAAAAGGCAGAGGCTCAGGTGAAGCTTATGGAGATGGCTCAGTCAGGTGAACTCGCTAAGATGGCTAATGATACTGAGCTGTTCAAGACAGAGCAGAATAACATTACAGGACGATGGCAGGCAGATATGTCGAGTGATTCTTGGTTGTCTAAGAACATTCGTCCTCTGTCCTTAATCGCTATCTTCACAGGTTACTTTACCTTTGCTATGATGTCGGCCTACGGTTACAATGCCAATGAAGCCTACGTCACTTTATTGGGTAATTGGGGTATGCTCTGCTTTGGTGCTTACTTCGGTTCTCGTAGTTTAGAGAAAATTACTGAAATCAGGAGTAAGAGATGACCGGAGAAGTCTCCCATAACGAAATCTATGAAAGGCTCATAGCAGTTGAGGCTAAGGTAGATAAGGTAGCGACAGACACAGAAGACATGGTAACTGCTTTCCAGGCTGCTCAAGGTGCTTTCACAGTCCTTGATTGGGTAGCTAAGGTGGCTAAACCTTTGCTCTGGATTGGCGGTATCGTTGCTGGTATCAGTGCTCTGATGCACAATAACAAAGTGTAAACAAATAAGGCCCGTTAGAGTTCATCGCTCTAACGGGCCTTTTTCATTTACTCAACAGTTTCTTCCTTGACCTTCTTAACCTTCACAGGCTTATGCAACCCGTTCAGATACTTGTGTCTCCGAGCCATACGCTTAATCGACTCTTCGCTATCAAACCAGAACTCCTTACCATTCTTCAGTTCATCAAGTTCCTTGTCACTCAAGAATCCTTTGTAGGCTTGATCGAGAAGCTTGTTAATCTGTCGCGTAGCAAACTCTGTTTGTCCTTTGACGTTCGGTACAGTGCCAATAGAACCATAATGGGCAGTGTGTAGCATAAACTCAGCACTATCAGCAATATAACACTCAGGAGCCATGCAAGCCAGCATACTAGCAGCGCTATACGCAGCACCAATAACTGTAACAGATACGTCACCACGACATCCTTTCATTGCTTCGATGATCTGCCAGATAGAGTCTGTACGACCACCTGAACTGTTCACCAATAAATTAACTGAGTCATTGTCCCCACAAGTAGCCAAGCAGTGAATTACATCACGATAGTTACGAGGATCAGTAATATCATCGTCAATGAACACCAGATGGGTGTGTGCTTGTTGAGTGATAGTACGAATCAGTCCCTTCTGTTCTTGAGGCATCATCAAGAGTTCTTCCAAGCTTTCATTTGCTTTCATGTTTCTCCTCAGCAGGTACATACAGTGTATTCAATGTCTCAAACGATCCATCATCATGTTTCTTTACCACGACAGAGGTACGGATAGTATCAGTGCCTAAGAGTGGATGATCTAGACCAAAGACACGAGCATATTCTACATAGCCGTCTTCGTCGGCATACTGACCATAAAGCTCTTGGTGCCTAGGAACCAGTTCTACAGTATAGAACAAAGGCTTACCCAGGAACCGTACAATAGGTTTATCTACTTGTTTCATTCTCCATCCTCATATTTAGTCTTCGCAATAATATAGTTCTTAACTAAGGAGCTACGAACAATATCCTCGATGTGGAACTCAATACGTACAAACTCTTTCATTTTAGCGGCAATATCAAAGAACTTTAAGATACCCGATTTATCATCCTTCTTCTTCAAATCAGTTTGGCGGTAATCGCCACAGAAGATAATTTTAGATTTATCTCCTACTCGTGTGATGACTGTATCTAATTCTTCAAAAGTAAGGTTCTGAACCTCGTCCACGACAATGATGCTGTTAGAGAAGGTTGTTCCTCGAATGAACGAGGTAGAGACAAACTCAATATGTCCTTGCTCGACCAGTCGATCCCAAGCGTCTTTACGCTTGAACAGGTCACTACAGATTTGACGGTAAGGCTGAATGTACACTTCCATCTTCTCATCTGCATCGCCCGGCAAGAAACCCATATCACGACTTTGGACACTACTGCGAATCACAGTCACCTTGTTGAAAGGGTTATTGCGATCCATAGCCTCTTCCAAAGCCTTGTACAAGGCAATGTATGTCTTACCTGTACCTGCTACTCCATGTAAGGCCATGAAGTAGTTAGAAGCCTGATACGCCTCAAAGAAGTCCATCTGCTTCTCAGTCTTAGGTTTGATAACTGTCATGTCATCTAGCTTCAGCTTCAAGCTATTGCTTACCTTCTCACGAGGCGTTAGTTCTTTAGCTGGAATAGCTCGGTTCATTTGTTTACTTGCCATCAATAATACTCCCTCTTTAATTACTATCTGTGTTATTCGCCATTCGCGAATACCAAATGAGGCATCATACGCACCTGCGGGAACTTCTCAAGGAACTCCTCACGGGTCATATCTTTACCTACCACGATCTCTGTAAAGGACTCGCCTTCCTTAGTCAGACGAGCCTTCAGAGTCGTACAAGCAGGGCAGTTCTCCTTGCTGTAGACTACAATCTTCATACTTCTCCTTAGTTAAGCCTCGCAAGCAACACATTCGCCTGAGCTGGCACTAACACCAGCCTTGGTACGAATGTAATACAAACTCAAGATACGAGGGTCTTTAAACGCTGCCTTGTGGACAGCGCTAATGTGTTCCTCTGGATCATCTGCACCGAAGAACAGATTGATGGACTGACCTTGGCAGATATACTGCTGTCGATCAGAAGCCTGTTGAAGGATCGCATAAGGATCAATCTCAAAGGCTGTCTTGAATACTTCCTTCTCCTCAGGAGTCATCCACGGAACGTGTTGGACAGAACCATCATGGCTTGCAATCTCAAGCAATGTCTCACGACTGTACACGCCTTCACGCTTCATGATCTCCAGCAGTTCAGGAACTACTCGGATAGTTTCCCCTCCTGCCCCTTGCTGGACAAACACATTTCCAATAAACGGCTCAATCCCTTGTGATACACCGCCCATAAGCTGGCTTGTTGACATGGTGGGAGCGACTGCAAGACGGTGTGTATTACGGACTCCATAGCCTCGGCAATACTCAGGTTCTCCAAGTTGTTCGGCGAGGTAGGAGGACGCGGAGGCGCTTTGGGAGGAAATTGCATCAAAAATCCTTACATTAAGTCGGCGAGCTTCAAAGCTCTCAAACGGTAGTTTCATCTTGTGCAGCAGTGAGTGCCAACCAAGGACACCAAGACCTAGCGCACGACTCTTTTTAGTACTCGCCACTGCCTTTTCAAAGCCTCTTTTGCCAGCAGCCATCGACAAGAACTCACTAGTAACACAATCAAGAAATACTGTCGCAGTAAATACAGCATCCGTGTCTTTCCACTCATCATACTTCTCCAAGTTCATACTAGCCAAGATACAAGTGAATGTCTCTTCCTCACCACTGTGTAGCATAATCTCTGTACACAGATTAGAAGCCTTAACATCCAAGCCATGAGCCTTGTACATCTCAGGACGGGCTTCAGCAACCTTATCGGTAAACAAGAAGTAACCCTTACCTGTCAACATCTTCAGCTTCAGTGCCTTCTGATAACGTTCAATAGCTTCTGGATGACCAGAGTCCAAGGAGTCCATGAACTCGTTGCTGATAGTCCAGCCTACGTTAGCATCGTCAGGGTTATTCTTCACCCAATCAGCCAACTCGTGAAAGTCAGGATGATCAATAGGAAGATAACCTGCCCAAGCACCACGACGAGCAACCCCTTGAGTGACACGCTTCATCGCATCCACGTAGGTTTGAAAGACCGGTAAGACTCCCGAAGCTGTCCCGCCAGTCCCGATCTGAGAACCCCTGGGTCGAATGTCGCCCAAGTAACCGCTAGTACCAAAACCATTCTTAGTAAGAACAGCTGTATCAAGTAGTTCACCATAAAAGTCAGCAACAGAATCACCAATGTACTGACCGCTACAAGCCACAGGCATCCCTTTATTGGTACCAAGATTAGCCAGCGTAGGCGTTGAAGGGCTGAGCCAACCATTCCAGATAACTTCATAAAACTTACCTTTCCAATCTTTACCGTCTTTAGGTGCATGTTTAGCTGCTGTCTCAGCAATCTGTTCTACACGGTTCTTAAATGAGACTGAGCCTTCCATGTACTTGGACTTGAACAGTCCCCAACCGCCTGTCTGATACCAAGTAGGAAGAAGTCCTTGTTGTTGCAGACGTTTACGCTCCGCACTCAAGAATTCATACTTATTGTCCAACATTGGTGTATTACTCATAACGTGCAAATTCTCCATGTAGTTCATCCATTTTAGCTTTTGCAAGCGCAACAGCCTCATCATAATCTTCCACCACTTTGTGAAAGACTCGGACACGATTTAAGGTAATATCAATCACCCAACGATTACGTGTGTTGCTCCAGTACACATTCTTACGTCCAGACTTGTTAGCTGAGTTCAGACGGTTACAGCCGTTCTGTGAATGTGTTGCTTCACGTAAATTTGACATATTGTTATCTGTTTTATCTCCATTGATATGGTCTATGTTTTTTGTAGGCCATTCCCTGTAGACAAGAAACCAACATATACGATGCACATAAAGCTGTTTTCCGAGAACTGTTACCATCAGATAGCCATTAGCAGATAAAGTTCCAGCTTTCTCTCCAGATATGTGGTACCTTAAACACGCACCGTCATAGAAAAACCTATCTTGTATTTCAGCATCGTACTTTGATTGTATCACCATGTAAAAGCCCTTTCATTCCACTTACGGTGGTACGAGTTGCCCACCTTACTAAAAAAATCATGAATTGTGGCTGTACTAATACCCAAGTAAAACCACTCAGAGATTGTATCACCAGTTTCATCAAAGATACTGTCAAAGCCAAGATTGTTCAAGCAGATGTTAGCTCGTGCATTGACGAAGGCTTTCATAGCTGTAGCGTTGATGCCTTCAATGTCCCCATGAGAGAACAACAGATCAACGATACGGTGCTCATGCTCAACCAATGCCTTAGCAGCTTGCTCAACTCGTGCTTTCATCCATACCTTATCTAGCTTATTCTCTTCCATGTATGTGCGGAACAGCCAAGCACCTGCTTCATGGTGGATATTCTCATCTCGTACAGAGAAGTTGATACCTGCCACAAGGTTACTCAGTTTATTCTTACCATTACTCTGGAAGTGCTTCAAGAAAGCAAAGCTAGAGTACAAGACACAACCTTCCATCATACTGAAGACTGCCAAGGAAAGGGGAACATCACGACCACTAACAATAGTGTCCAAGTACCCAATACGGCTAGCCAATACAGGATCATACTGCCAAGACTGATGGAACTCCTCAGTAGCCAATCCAAGCAGTTCGTTAATCCTGTTGTAAAAGCGTGCATGCACATTACTTTCAAAGTAGCAGAAGGCATCAGCCATCAACTCAATATCAGGATGCTGAAAGTTAGGTTTAACAGTACCAGACCAATACTCGTTACCCACAATGAGTTCATACTTGGTAAAGAGTTTGAGTGCAGTAGTAACACCATGACGTTCAGCAGGAGTAAAGTCGGTAAGAATACTGTGTACATCTTTCTCCAGGTCAATCTCATCAAAAGTCCAGAATACACCATTCTGTTTATCTGCAAAGGCCAAAGCCTCTGGATAGTCGAAGGTGTATGTTGTCTTCTTTGTTAGAAGGTTTCTCATTCGATCTCCCGCATAAGTTTATCTTGTTGTTCTTCAATGTAGTCTTCAAAGCGCTCTACGATGTCATCACTGCGAATCTCTAACAGTTCCAGCAGTGTTACTTCGTCAACACGTTGAAGCTTCTCTTTAAGTTCTTCAAAGGTCAGATTCATAAGCTTCAATTAGTTTAGGCAAGTACCAGAGACTTTTTTCTAGGTCTTCTTTACCATTCTTTTCCATAAAGCGCATGAGGTACTGCATCATCTGCACATAATCAGCAATGAACATCCCGCTGTAGCCATGATGATCCAGTTTCTTTACCAGCTTCTCAATAACATCCCGAACTTCAATACCTTCCTCCTCAAACAACATATAGTGCTTAGGTTTACTCACTGTATCATACTCAGCCTTGATCCAGAAGTCTTCTTTGGAGACTCCATTGCCTCGCTTAAACCATTCATCAATAGATTCCTTAAGAGGCTTATAAGTATGCTCAGAAGCATACAACTGATCGCTGACATAGTTTGAATACCCTGTGCAGCCTGCACAAGGAGCTTCAAGTTCTTTGTCCATTCGTGCATAAAAGCAAGTGTTACATTTGTTTGCTGTCATTGTACTTCCTTTCCAGGTACTCGATAGAGAGCAGCATTTCATCAAAGCTACCATCTTTAACATCATTTAAGACAACCAAGCCACGCCAATGACGATTACTCAGTTTGTCCATATACGACTCATCATGTAAATAGTAGCTACCGGCGATAATACCACAGATAGGCTTCCCGTCAGCACGCTTGCCATAGGCGATCTGTTTTCCTTGTTGATGGCCTGCCACGACAGACATATGAAGCTTGTTGACAAGAGCACTAGCAGTACCCGCTGGTCGTCCCATCGCTCCTGTAGGCCAATAGTGATTAAAACCAACACCATTGATAAATACAGGATGGAGGAAATCATGGACTTCCCAATCTTTGAGATTAAGATGATCATATGTCATTAATCCTTCCAGCATCGGGTTGTTTTGCACTGCCCGCGTAAGCCGATTACAATGGTTTCCTTTTAAGAAGACCAAACGAGGCTTATACACCTTATGTTTGGCAGTCTTCTGAGTTTTCTGAAGAGTCTTCAAAGGAGCTAGCAATACATTCATTCCTTTGTTGCCTGCTTCAACGTCAGCAAGATAGCGCTTACCTTCAAAGTATTTGCTACCGGCTTTATCGTGGCTGCTCAAACTAGGAAAATCCCAATGGTCTCCTAGGTGAACAACAACGTCAGGACGGTAATCACAGATAGCCTTACCTGCCCATTCAAGGTGCTCGGTAGGCGTATCTGGCTTACACTGCGTATCAGGAATACAGAGAATCCGCAGTGGTTTATCCATCAGTCTTCATCCTTAGTAAAGTACTCACCAGTCCAAGGATCGAGGTAGTCAGGATAGTGCTCGTACATAGCAGCCAAATACACAGGCTCTTCCAGTCGAACTTTAGGCTGGATAGGATAGCCAAAGACGGACTCCAAGAACTTCACATAGTCATCCATGCACTCGTGCCAAGAAGCTCCAGGAGTACTAATTTCTTTCTTGTAAACTTTACCGTTACACTCGGTGTAGGTAAAGCCGTATGTCTGCATAATGTCTTCGTGGTCAATCATCGCTCATCTCCTGATCCTGAAATTGTAAGTCGTGACTGGCGGTCAGCCAGCTTCTGCAAGTTCTTGCTAGCTAAGTCTGCCAAGCTCCAGCCCATCACTGTGGACAACCCAGCAATCTGCCAAAGCACATCACCTACTTCCTTTTGCATACCCTCTTCATCCAAGATACCATCTCGAATCCACTTGGCATACTTACCCGCAACTTCACCAGCTTCAGAGGTCAAATTAGCCACCATGTAAGCAGGATTCTTAGCAGTCTCTAGCGCAGTCTTAAACGCTAGTTCTTGATACTCTTCAATCAACATTAAATAACTCCTTAATTGCAGGAAACTGCTCACAGACGATCAGTTTTACCTGTTCAGCAACCTCACGATGTTCCTTCTGCGTAGCCGCGTCACAGCGAATATCCACATAGTGAAGCCAGCTACGCAGATTACCTGCCATGTACATACGACTCATAGTCAAACCTTCAGGCAGTAGCTTACGGGCTTGCTCTTTAGCAATGCCTTTGTTCAGAGCTGCTTGATACACAAACTCAGCATCTGTCTGTACTCGCAACTGAGCAGCGTTCCACCAGTTCTGAATCTCATAGTCATCTGTTACCAGACTGTTCTGTCGGTTCTTACTGTCCTGCATACGTGCTTCAGACAACTCAAAGTCCTGAGCTACAGCGTACCGTTGAGAGAACTCTTGGAAACTGAAGCTACGATGACGAAGAATCTGACGAGCAATATCACGAGTAGTCTCAATCTCCAAGGACAAGTGTACCATCTCCAGAGGACTCCAGTGCTTGTTGTTGATCAGATACTTCAGTAGCTTCGGGCCTGACTGTGTGGCGTATTGGTTGTCTGGATTAGAGACACGAGCCATGTAGGCAAGAAGGTCTTGAGCATCTTTGATACCTTTCTCGATAAGTCCTGGTGAAGGGACAGAATAACAAACCAATGATACTTTAGACATCTTCACCTTCTACTTTCAATTTATCACCTTCACGAATAGCTGCCTTCAACGCTTCAAGGATACCGAAGCGAAGTAGTGCCTCTGTTTCCTCACGAGTCATGTCAAAGGTATAGCTTGCGCTACCGTCTTCATTCTCTTTGATAAGTTCAACATTCATTGATCCACTCCTCAGGGATAGTTTTATCAGCGAACTTGTAGCCGTTCTTGCGACACCACATGGCATAGGTTGTCTTTGATGTCTTACTAATACGAGCATTAGAGTTACTAAAGACAAATCGAATATCAAGCTCAGGATTATGTTTCTTAACCAACAAATGCTTCTGACGATCAGGTGCTAAGAAGCGCCCTTTAGTCTCCACAATGATCCCGTTAGGGAGCTGAAAGTCGGGAGTGTACACATGAGAGGAAGCAGGTTTGATGTATTTCAGCTTAACCTTCTCGTATGTGTACTCAACACCTAACTTATCTAACTGCTCCGCAATACGCTCTTCCAATCCGCTACGAAACCCATACTTCATTGCAACTTGTTTGGCGGTTGCCATAGTTCTCCTTCATAACGTCTCAACCAAAGTAGTTGACCTTGTTCTGTAAAATACTCCAACGTATGTCCAAGTTCTTGATACTTTCCCCACGCTGCTTGGAGTAATTCTTCTTTCGTCTTTGCATCTTTAAGCGCTTTTTCAGCCTTTTTAGGGCCAATTCCTGCCAAGCACGGGATGTTGTCAATCCTATCCCCCGTAAGTAACTGCGAAACAAAAGACTTAAAGGAGTTAAAATCATCGACATAGTATCTTTCATCTCGAACAGGATTGTAATGCCATCCCTGAAGCTGATCAAGATCCTTATCCACATGAACAATCCAGCACTCATCCAAGAGCTTATTGGAGTCAATGGCTACGGCATCATCAGCTTCCTCACCAACTGTAACGATAGCATCGTGACGCTTGACTAGATGCTCCCGCAGGGCTTCGTAGTGCTTAGGCCTCAATACATCTTTACGGTTGCCTTTATAAGGGACTGTCTTGGCAATGTCATAACGGTAGTTTCCTCTTCCAGTAATCCAAGCCTTGTAATGATCAGCTTTGAGATTGATATAGATAAAGTCTTCTAACCATTCCGTTAACCTGGCCTTAGCCACTCCAATAGGTGCATCTTCTGTAGTAAACCCTATACGGTAGACTAAAAAGTCAGCATCAATCAGTGCAATCTTAGGCTGACTCATACACCTCACAGGACTCTGAGCATCCTCCGTTTTCATATAAATCAAGACTTAACTGTGTCGGGGTGTTTTCTCTGTCTTGTTTCCACATTTCAATCACTCCTTCTGCTGATGTATTTCCTCTAAAAAAAACACGTTTAGTATTTTCTATAGGGCATTTTACGGAACCGTATTTCTGTTCCATCTTATTATGCCAATCCAGAGAAGTGGAATCTGTGTCAAGTTGTTTAAAAATCTTCTTAAATGACTTCTTAAAGCAGCCGACACAGTTTCCATCCCATTCATCTAAACCTAAATCAAACAACTGATCTTCCCAAAAATCAAGAACATCTTGTTTGTCAGAAGGCCATTCAGTAATTAGAGGATAAATAATATTATCTACTCCTGCTGTTTTACTGATTCGCCTCTTCTCATCTGCACGTATCCCGATAGCAGTAGGAATTTCTTTATGGTTAATTCCTAAGCTTGCAAGATAAGACCGCATAGGTGCTAATTTAAGTTCTCTTGTGCAGTGCAGGTAACTAGGATTAGAAATACCGTACTTTCGAATAACTTGTTCAAACGGTTTTCCGTTCCTACTAGCTGTCTCATAAGATACTATTTTAAAGCCTGTTCCCTTGCGCTCATCCATAAAAACATTAGCCTCTAGCCATACTGTATTAAAACCAAAGATTGTATCACAGTTATGAATAAATTCTAATGTTTTAGGATGCTCTTTACCGGTGTTAGCAAAAGTAACAATGAAATCGTACTTATCTTTCCAGTTATCTAAGATAAGTTTTGTCATGTAAGCACTTGTGCGCCCACCGCTAAAAGATATCTGAAGTTTCTCCTTAGAGGATGTCGTCATCGTCGCCGTCAACGTCTTCGCCGTAGACAACCAAGTCAGTAACGATCAACTTACTGATCGAGGGAGCAGCACCGTACTTGGCACTCATCTTGTGACGATAGCTACCAACCAAAGCAGTTACCTTAGTGCCGTTACCGATCTTGCTGATATCAACAGGATTACCCTCAGTGTCCACAGGCTCAAACACGAACTTGGACTTACCAACAATGTAGTTACCCATCGTGTCTTTGTTCTTGATCACAATACCCAAGCCCTTAAGAGCCTCACAAGCCTTGTCAGAGAGCATACCGAGTGTACATTCGTACTTGGTGTTGTCTTCATTGAACTTGGTGTTATGTTCCTTCATCCAGTTAGCCCAAAAGAGTTGACCGGAGACTTTGACTGGTTTGTTATCCATGATTTAAATTCCTATTTAAAATGTTGATGCCGTCTTTCCGTGCTGTCATTGTTGGTACGAGTGGCGGGATTTGAACCCGCAAGCCTTTCGGCGGCAGATTTTAAGTCTGCTGTGTATACCAGTTCCACCACACTCGCGTCTTACCTATATTATAGCAGCTTCTGACATGAAGTCAAGAACTGTTACAATTATTTTCTTCGATATAGTCTGCTGCTTTATGCATCAGTTCTGGGTTGTCTTTGAACAAGCCCTGAGGATATTTAGTGGCAGTCATACCAATTCTTACCCACACGATATTCAGCAGCGATAGGACAACGGAAATTTAGCATATCCCCTGCTGTCGTAGCTGCTTCAGCAACAATCTTACCCACAATTTCTCCATATTCTGCTGGAGTCTCTAATTGTACCTCATCATGCACCCATGCGAGTAGCTTATAAGGTATTTTCTTTGACTTCAGCTCATCAGTAAAACAAACGATCCACTGCTTTGCAATGATAGCCCCTGCTGATTGTAGCAGACTATTCAAGGCAGCATGTTCAGATCGTACCCATATTTTCCTTCCATCAATAGCTGGAACAAAGCCCTTAGCCGCTAACTTATCAACCTTTGCCTTCAACTTCTTTAAAGAAGGTGTGTTATTCAAAAAATTGTCAATTAGTTTAGCTCCCTGCTTCGCTGATCCTCCAACAGTAGAGCCGACCTTAGCTGCTCCTGCTCCATACAGCACACTATAGGTCAGTGTCTTGCTCAAGTTACGGGCATCTTTATGCTCCTTTGTGTCTTCCTTCAACGTACCCATAGGAACTAAGCCGAAAGCTTGTGTGTTCTTCCAGTGTACATCGCCTTCCAACAATTCACGCTGCCATTCAGTATCTTGCATATAGTGAGACAAACACCTCAACTCTACACCAGATAAGTCGACACCAACCTGCACATTCCCTTCCTCTACTGTCCAACACTGTCGGCACTCAGCACCGTACACAGATGAGGTGTTAGGTATCTGTGCAAGGTTTGGCGATGAATGGGTAGCTCTGCCCGTTACCGCTCCATTAGTAATTACTTTACCGTGAACTCTACCATCCTTACCCACAGCCTCTAACCATGACTCAATCTGACTGATACGTTTGTTAAGCATCAGATACTCTTTGATGAGTTCAGCAGCTTCTTTAAGAGCTTGTTTGTCTTTCATACTACTGCTTTG